GTGGGGTTGTTAATTACAAAGATTTCGCGAGCCCACCAGCCTCTCGCGGATCTTATGTGCCACAAACTGTATAACTTCATCACACAATGGTACTTGGCTAGAGTGTCTTAACTCATACAGGAATGCTCTATACCTTTCCTCGAATGCTGATTCACATGGCCAGGTTACTAGAAACGTTGCTAACATCTTATGCCACCGTACTGGCTCAAAAGAGCTATCCAGTGAAAATTTGTAAGCACAAAACTCTATGTAACCTAACTCGGGCAACCTCTCAACTTCCTTTATATCTAAGCCAACTCTTGCGTATCGCTCGATTAAGTACTTGTTGGGGTCCTTTACACTGGCCGGAATCCAGCCAGTATCCTCTACACAGTCGTCACCCATAGCACACACCCCGAGTTCGAATTCCGGTGGTGTAACCAACGCAGCATCCGTGGCTCTCATCGCAGAGTTGCTTGAAGACGTATTATAAGAACCACTCTTCTGAAAGGCTCTAACCATCTGCTCAAATAGATGACCACTCGATAGCACAAACACAGCGTAACCCAAAAGTCGCGCTCGCTTATGCCACATACTGTGCTCATCAAAACACCCAGCTGATTCAGCTCGCCTAGTGGCGTCGCTGTCCAGCTTCCACTGCGGTATGCCCATATCATAACCTCTAGCATCTGTTCCGGTTGGTACACGCATACGCTTGAAGTTAGACTCCAGCGTTAGCAAACCGTCATCATGCAAGCCCATTCCAGGCTTAGATGACAGGACCTCCCAGAACTCAGCCTCAGCATGATTCTGTTTTGCGTTGAGCACACGCTCCACCAATTGGTCAACTACTGACACAGACATGATTAATCGCATCCGGCCCTCGTTAACTTTCTTAGTAGAGTGTACCTCATTCTTTACAAACACACGAATAGGATCACACAAGAATGCATCAACACACTCAGTCGGCGTCCAAGTCTCGAAGGCCTCCCAAGGGGTCTCGTCAATGACTCGTAAACGCGTCAGCACCAAGTCAACCAAGTACTTCTCCCCCATGATCTCTAAGAGTTCACGGTTTGTACTAAACTTGTAACCTAGTGGAAACCCCGGCGAAGCATCCTTCTTCAAGTTCATGACAGCAACTCTTGCCATTTCTGGCCACCGTTCCTTGTCATGCTTTACTTTAGGATATTTCGCAAAGGCTCTCTTGCGTGCTGCTGCTATCTCCTCTTCAGGAGGGCTTGGCTTGTCTACAAACGTGGCTGTTTGAGATAACAAGGAGATTCGTTCTGCGACTGAGCTACGGTCTGGCTGATGCCAGTCTCTAAGCTCTTCGCAGACTTCTTTCCCTTCTTTGAGCGCTTTGCTATCTTTGTTGTCTCTGTCACATCTGAAGACTGGAACGTGTCCAATTTCTCTAATGGCTGCGTTACTATCGCCGTCTCCGCACTGCCAATGATCGAAGATTGAACACCAATAGCCAAAGGCCTGGTCTCCAATTCGTTCTTTGAACGTGCTGATTCTAGCTGAGATGTCAGATCTTCCTCCATGTCCTTGAGATAACTCTCCGTCACGTAGTACTTGCTGATCAAATGGTAACGCATCAACGTCCTTGATAGTCCCTGTGCAGAATCCAGCAACTCTATCTCTTTCGAGGTCGAATGCTGATACAAGCCCCGCACTAGGACTTCCATAGAATATTGATCCATTGTCTTGGTCTGTTGGTAAGACAGAAGATCGAGAGCAGCAAGCTCCTTCTGGAACTTGCTTGCTTTCTTGTTCTTGGCCTGCGTTTTCTTTGCTACTAACTCCTCCACTGGAGGAGCTTTCTCTACTACTGGCGCTGGCACGGGCTCGTTCTCTACTACTGGCTCCCTCATCGTTTCCAATGATGGACTCTTCGTTGCTACTGAAGCCTCCTTGACCACTATATCTGGCTCTGACGTTTCTTTCTCCAAAGATACTTGAAGTGCTTGAGCTTGATGTAGTGTCCTCTGGTCCCATAACACAATCCGATTGCTTGATCCCTTGTGTAAAGCCAGAGAGGGGGGATCTACCCTCTCCGACTGAAAACCCACCCCATTACTCTCTAGTTTCCGCAGTGATCTCGCTGAAGCCTTAACCATACTGGTTGGCAACATTCGCCTCTGAGCCAAGCTCAAAGAGGCTGCTTCACGCCTACTTCTTTTGAGTATTAGACGTCCCATGTCGTCCCTGGTGACGTCTTCCTCAGCAACGTCCTCAGGTCCTTGGTCATCGTCGCCGTCATCATCATGCCAGTTGAACCTTCCAGAACTTAGTCCTTGATAATATTCCGCGCGAGCTGCTATCATTCGCTGACGATACTCGTACTCGACTGCTAACATCTCCACGCTATCATAAACTTCATCTCTGAAACGTCCCTCTGGATTCTGAATCTCGTCGTCTTGAACCATATAGGAGTCATTGGCGGTATGTGGTGATTCTTTTCTATTGTTCGAGCACGGCATGTCAAACCATAAGGAGCCACAATTAGTGACCATACCCGAAGCGGAGGTGCCTGTCGTATGCACTCCAACTACACAGTTACCCTGTACAATAGGAGTGCCACTCGAGCCTGCAATAGTGGATGCCGGGTATCTAATCCGACACGCCTCTTTTTGCAGGAAGGCAACGCTTGTGCAAGAACGATAAGTGGCAGTTCCACGCGCTGGGGCTGAATGCAAAGTTACTTGTCTCATAGCGGTAAACCGCTTGAGCTTTCCCTTCTGCATTCCCAACAGAGAACCGAGGTCTTTGGGTGCACGTAACATGCACTGATCCAAACCTCGCAGAATTCTCA